CATTTAGCCTTTTAAATATTCTCTTTATAAATCAAACCGGTTGTACGTAGGCGTATCCGATCATCGTCCTGTAAAGGATAGTGATTTATAACCTCTTCACCACATAGAGATTCCTTGCCGTCACACATCAGAACGGATTTAGGGCACAATTTCAGTCGCCTGTGCGGGCTTTTTTGGTGATTAAATGCCTGGATTTATTGAGTCTAAGTGTGCCTTGCGGCAGTGGCGTTTCTTAAATTTTGGGTTTTTTGAGGATATGTGAGCCGTGAACTCGAACCTGTATGTGACCGTTGTACCAGTCAGTTGATTCTAGAACTTTGTGTTTGAATTGTTCTCTTGCCTCGATGTAGCTGCATTCTGATTTGTTTTTGCAGTAGAATAGAATTTCTCTGGTGAAGTTTTCTTTGCCTAAGGCCTGTATATCTGCTGTTAGCGCATCGCTAGAACCATAATAGTCCTTCCAATCGCTTTCAATTTTGCCTCTAATTTTCTTTTTCTTCTTTTTGCCGTTCTTGAGTGTAACTGTTTTATAAGTTGTTTTAGCGAACTTTGCTAACTTTTTGCCTATATACTTGCGCCCAGAGATGACATTAGTAATAAGATATACGAAACCGATGTAATCTTCGGAGATTTCATTAACTTCTTTCTTCTTATAGTACCATGTCATCAGGTACTTATTTTCTTGGGCCTTCCTATCATGCCTTTTCTGGCTGCTTTACGTTCGTCTCTTTTTGCCTGTATTTCTGTGCGCCTTAAACTTGCTTCATTACGTATTTCTGATAGCCAATATCGTGCTCTAATACCAGCTTCGTCTGAGCCTCGGTATTCAAAGCGATCCTGATACTTAAAGTATTCTTGGAAAGCACGAATCATGCGATCATGGCTGTCTGTACTCATTCTATAATATCAATATCATTGCTATAACTAGTAAATCCGTTTTCTTTAATAACCTTAAGCACATGATTAACACGGCTTGTTAAGTCATCTCTATGACTAATTAAGAACACATTTTTATTACGTTCACGAGTCATTTTCTTTAGTACTGCAATACTAGATTCTACACCGCTTGCATCCATTCCTGAATCTACAAGTTCGTCAATGAAAAGTAAATTAATAGGATGATATAAGTTTTCCCAAACATCACGGAATGCCCAACTCATAGAAAGAATTAAACGATTGCGTTCTCCACGACTCAAGTTATCAAAATCTAAGTCTTGTCCTAGTTGAGTAATAATAACCGTTAAGTCATTTTGGAATTCAACGATATGCGGTAATCCAATTTTGTCTAGATAGTATGTTAGGCGTTGATTTAAGAAAGCCAGGTTCTGATCAATAATACGTTTACGTACAAAGCTGTCTTTGCTAGTTAGAAGTTTGTTTAAAAATTCTTGATGATCTTTAATTCTTATTAGATCGTTAACAGCTTCCCAGTTGATCTCTTGCACCGCAGTTTTTTTAAGCTCTGCAATTTGTTCTGCATATGGATTTTGCTCACCTTCTTTAATCTCTAACTCTTTTATTAAACTGTCAAGAGTATTTTTATGATTGAGTGCTTCTTCTAAACTGTCATATTGAACTTGTGGGCACACTCCTAGTTCCCCAAGTTCTTTAAGAGCGGTGGTATTTTCAATCCACTGTGTATTATTTGAAAGTGCGTCAAGTGAAGTTTGTTGTAGATCTTTACGTTTCTTTTCTAGCAATTCAACTTGTTTGTCATCATGAAATCCTTGACCGCAACTATGACAAGTGTGATTTTCTAAACTTGCAATGTCAGCCTTAAGTTTATCAATTTCTTTGTTAAACTTAGTTTCGTCTAATTCGCAACGATTGATCAAACTGGTAAGTTGATTAATGTCTCTACGTTTTTGATTGTAAACTACAAGCTCTCGGTGATTAGCTACTTCTACTTCTGCATCAATTGTGTTAAGAGTGTCAATGCCTTTTAGAATATTTTCAATGTTTTTCTCTTTGGTATCATCCCACATCTTTTCTTTTCGTTCCAACGCTTCAATACTTTGTTGAATGCGATCATTAGATGCTTTGATAGTTTCAATGCGAGTGTTTTCTGTAACAATTGAATCTTTGGATATTTTAATTTGTTCTTTGAGAGCTTCTGCTTTTTCGGAAAGCAAAGTAATTCCAAGCAGTTGCTCAATGATACTTCGTTGATCCGCAGCTTTCATACTGAGGAACGGTTCAGTGTAAGTATTCAATGCTACAAGATGCTTGAACATGTCATGACTCATGCCAAACAGTTCTTCAATAGCTTTTTGAGTTTCTCTACTGTCGCCTTGGCTTTCGTCTTTGTCGCCCTGTTCTTGTTCTTGCCCGTTAATACTGAATTTTAAAAGATTAGGTTTACGTCCACGTTCGATGTGATACTCAATGCCATCCTTTTCAAAAGTAACAGTAGTAAGCATTCCTTTGCCGTTAATTTTGTTAACTAAGTTATCTTTCTTGATATTAGTAAGGGCAGTTCCATAGATGCCGTAGCTAAGACCGTTAATGATAGTAGTTTTACCAGTGCCATTACGAGCACCACTGTCGTCTCCGCCTAAGTCTAAGTTTTCACCTAGTACTAAAGTTAATTGTCCTTTGTCAAAATCAATAGCTTGGGTTTGATTTCCCACGCTCATAAAATTACGTACTGTTAGATTTTTAATCTTAATCATAAATTTCTGTAAAGATCCAATAATAAGCCACGGTCGTAAGTTTCACTATCAATGGCGTTGATTTGATTCATAACAATTGTATCAACACTTTCAAAGTTGATATCAATTGGAGCTGCATTTGATTCTACTTCTACTTTTTCAGGTATAAGCATCAGCTCACGTAGATTATATTGCGGTACAAACGTTTCTTTAATAAAGTTAGCTTCTTCAAAACTGATAGGTAGGTCAATAGTAACACGACAATGCATTTTATCACGCAGTAAGCCTTCCGGATTATCAATAATTTGACTTAGTTTATAAGTTCTAAATGTGGGCTGATTGGGCCAAGTGTGAAACTGTGGTGTTCCACCCCACTCTAATATCATCATACCGCGATCATCGTCACCGGCATCCGCATAGTTATGGGGAAATGCATTACCAATATAATGTATGTTTCTGTTGTTTTGTCGTTTATGAAAGTGTCCCGTAAACACATATTCTTGATTGACAAAATGTCCAGACTGGATAGTTCCGTGATCAGGCATCTGCACCATAGCATTCATATAAAAGCTAGGCAGTTCTAAGTGACCAAACATATAACGACTTTTAATGTTTGGAATAGTTTTCCACTCGTCGCCAACCAGCCAAGGCATAATAGTAACGTCGCCTTGTGTGAGAGTTTCTTTAATGGGAATTACATTAGGAAACAATCGCATAAACTCGATAGAGTTAATTTCACGCTTGTCTTTGTAGAACAGGTCATGATTGCCCAGAATAAAATAGACTTTTTCAAAACTCTGACTTAGCTTTTCTAGATTAGAAACAGTATAGTTCATAGTACTGACATCAGTAGTACTACGATTATGATGCCAATCTCCTAGAAAGATTGCAGTCTCGCAACCCTGTGCTTTAGCGGTATCACAAAACCAAGATACAAAATCTTCGCAATCTTGATTATGTGTACGACTACCAGATTTTAGACCAAAGTGAATATCAGTGAAGCATGCTGCTTTTTTAAATAGATTCATCGTAACATTATACCATAAAAATTAATATAAGTCAATCAACATTATTCCGAAGCATCGCCGCTAGTATTACCAGTATTACCAGTGTAACTACTAGTTCCACTGCCACTGTTCTGTCTAGTCCACGATGGATTCATACCGTTCATTTCGAGTATGTCGTCTCGAATATTTTGATTGCGTTTTTCGATGTTAATGATCCTAACAAATGAATTTGTAACAGCAGCAGTATAGTAAGCAAAAGGATTATCAGATTTGCTCTCATCGAACTGTAGACCAATTTGAGTAAGCTGTAAAATTGCTTGCCCCCGCATTTCATCATTATAAGTATATCCACGGACGTTCCCCCTAGTTGCATATCTCTCGCAGAGTTTAATAAACATACGAGCTAGATCATTAGTCATTTGACCGTGTTCTTTGTTAAATGCCCCTGTAGTTAAATCGCCCTTCCAATGACTTTTCCCCACACAGATTAAATTATCGTTGTCATCAAATTTCCAATGCTGGAAAGGAGGAAAGTTTACTTTTTCGTGACTGTCGGCAGTATTTTTTAGAGTCTTTTTACGACCAGGAGCAAGCGGTACGTGTTCAAAGGTCATTATACGAAAAACAACATCTGCTTTTTTGACAGTTTTATAATCAACTTCGAACTCTTTTAGACTACGTTTTGGCCCAACAGAGTTTGCTAGTTCGTGCGCTTCCTTGCCCATTCGAACTGCTTTGTTTCGTTTAGCTTCTGCAATTGTACGAATATTAATTTTTTCTAATGAAGGAACAATCAGATCGTATTGGTGATATTCTGGGTTTAAAAAAGTGCAAAATGTATTTTTACTTCGATGTATTTCTTTTAATAAGTCTTTATTTGTTAGATATTTTATTTTTGGCGGCTGCGTTATAGTCATTGATTCCTCCTGGGATACATATTATATTAGCATATTTTTAAAGTAATAAATAGAGAAAACGGAGAAATTAAACAATGTCTTTGTCCATTAACCCACTGGCTAAATTGGTAAGCTCAGTAACTGAAAGTGTAGCTTCTGCCTCGGCTCAGGCCGGAGCAGCATTTAATAGCGCCACAAGCTCGGCAAATTTAGCAAAACTTGATTCAAAACTAGCTGACTTATCCGGTACATCGATTGCCAACGGGCTTGGCAGTTTTAGTACTCAACTAAGCCAAGGACTATCCGGAGCTCAAGCAGCACTTGGTCAAAACCTTGCCGGAGCACAGTCAGCAATGGGTGGAATTGCAAATCAAGCACAATCTCTAGTATCTAAAATAGGAACAGGAGTTGGCTCGATTAGTAATATAGGTGCAGATATTGCAGCAAGCGTTAGTAAACTTAGTTCTGGAAATCTTGCTGCCGGGATTATTGGCGCAGCCACAGGTATTTCTAAAGCCGCCGGACAATTAAACAATATCCTTAGTTTATTTAGAGGAAAAAATTTACCAGCGAATGCAGAACTATTTACCCAACGAGGAGCAGTTGTTGAAATGTCTCAAATACCAGGCAGTGACTGGAGGGTGCGTATCGGATGTAATAATTGGGCCCTTTTTAACAGCCCGTTATTTAATAATACTCTAAAAGATACTGGCGGAGTTGTCTGGCCATTCTTGCCTACAATTACTGTTGCTACAAAAGCAAATTACAGTGCAGTTGACCCAACACATAGCAATTATCCATTCCAAGCATACAAGAATAGTCAAGTGGATGATATAACCATATCAGGCGATTTCTCTTGCGAAACTGAAGAAGATGCATACTATTGGATAGCAGCTACAACATTCTTTAAGACTGTAACAAAAATGTTTTATGGTGCAAGTTCCTACGGAGGAAATCCACCGGCAGTTTGTCAGCTAACAGGATATGGTGCAAGTATTTTTAATAATGTTCCTGTGGTTGTAAAAAGTTTTTCAGTAGATTTTAAAGATGATATTAATTACATAAAATGTACTAAGTCCGGAACTCCTACATGGGTGCCTGTGTTAAGCACAATCACCGTAGTAGTTACTCCTATCTATAATAGAAGTAAGTTAAGACAGTTTAGTCTACAAGACTACGCTTCTGGTAATGTTACTAAGACTCCTGGATATCTATAATGGCAAAATATAAAAGAAGTTCACCTTACTACGACACTACTCAAAATAATCTTTATTTGAATTTATTGTCGATTAGGGCAATTCCTTCTGAGGAAGATGACTTTTTATATGTGATTGAAAATCAATATAAGCATCGACCAGATTTGTTGTCGTACGATTTATACGGAACTCCTAAACTGTGGTGGGTATTTGTTCAACGAAACATGAGTACGATTAAAGATCCTATATTTGATTTTATACCTGGAACTAAAATATATCTTCCTAAAAAATCTAATCTCGAACAATTCTTAGGAGTATAATATGTCTATATTTAGAGATATAGGAAATAATGTTATTAATTCAATAATGCCTAATGGAGTAAATGCTATAGTTGGAGCATTTCCTTCAAACATTACTCCTGGCTCTATAACACAGGCTGTTACAAACATAGCTAATGTTGGCCAAGCAGTTTCAAACCCTACTCCTACAGCTACTACTCCGGTGTCTCCTACATCTACAAAGGCAAGAAAGGGATATCCAAACGCATTAGAAGAATTTGCAAGTTATACTACACTTTTTACATTTGCATGTCTAAACAAGGAAGAAGTCAATAATCCTTATCTGTATAGACAAGGTAAATTTTCTGACGGCCAGATTGTATTTTCTTCGGCCGGCCGGTACGATAAAGAACGTGTAAGAACAGCATACGGCAGTCCTGAATATTTTGTAGATAATGTTTCTATTAGTTCAGTAATAGCCCCCAACGAATCAACAGGAGCAACTAATGCAGTTGCTATAACTTTTGAAATTGTAGAACCTTACTCTGCAGGCTTATTTTTACAGAGTCTTCAAACAGTAGCAGTTTTGTCGGGATATACAAATTATCTAGACGGTACTCCGTATATGCTAAAAATGGAGTTTGTAGGATACAAAGATAACGGATCGTTATATGCAGGAGTTCAGCCAAAATATTTTTTAATGACATTAAAAAAATGCAGTTTTTCTGCTTCAGAAAAAGGCAGCGTCTATCAAGTTGAAGCAGTACCATACAACCAAATGGGATTCAGCAGTTTAATTAATACCGCTAGAAATGACATTGCCATAACTGGAAGTACTGTAGCAGAGTTATTGGCAGGAGAAGATAGAAGCCTTCAGGCAGTATTAAACACACGGGAACAAAAAGCAGTAGCCGATAAACTAATAGATATACCGGATGTTTACGAAATACATTTTCCAACATCGTCATCTGAACCTATTCCAGGTATAAATCGTGCCCCGGCAATAAATCGAGCACAGACAAATGTTGCAAATAATCAGGTGTTAAATTCTACTTCAGGCAAGTTGTTAAACACAGACTTTATTAGTAATACCATTGGAGATGCTTCCTTTGGTTTCAAAATTGATAGTGGTGGTAACTATGTTGCCCCAACAGCCGGAGCAACAGTAGACGAAGCCACTGGAAAAATTGTTAGAGATAAAGTAACTATAGATCCCAAATCTAGAACATTTCAATATTCTAAAGATCAAACGCTGACGGCAATCATATCACAGGCAATTTTAGCATCAGAATATGTATCTAAGGCAGTTAAAGAAAAGCCGGACTCGGAAGGTAGACTTAATTGGTTTAGGATTGATGTTCAAATACAACTGTTAGAGTTTGATAAAAAAAGAGGTAACTACGCCAAGCGATTTATCTACAGAGTAGTGCCATACAAAGTACATTCGTCAATTTTTAATAATCCACAAGCACTGCCAGTTGGGTACAACGAATTAGAAAAATTAATTGTTAAACAATATGACTATATCTTCACAGGACAAAATAACGATGTACTTAAATTTGACCTTACTTTAGATATGGCATTTTATACAGCTATTTCGCCTACTGCTCCCGGCGATGCTGGCCGATCAGCAAACACTGATGTACAGTCATCTGGTCAACCTGTAAAAAATGACGCCAAGACACAAGAAGGTCAAGCAGGCACCCAGGCTCCTAAAAATGGAGGTATCGTTGTTAGACAAGATGCCGCTGCAATTAAATTGCCGTTCGGCGGCAGCGGCGAACTAAAAGCAGAAGAAATTGTAGCTAATAATTTTCATAAAGCATTTTTACAAAACGGCCAAGCAAATTTAGTCAATGTGAATCTTGAAATACTCGGAGATCCGTACTGGCTAACTGACAATGGTATTGGCGGATATATTCCCGGTCCAGGATTCACAGATCAAATCACCGAAGACGGTACCGCAAATTTTGAAGCAGGTGACATTTATATCTTTTTAAGATTTAGATCTCCAGTAGAACCTAAAGAAGCTGCTGGAGACTATCTGTTTGTGGGAGATGCCGACAGTCCCTTTAGCGGAATTTACAAAGTGATCAAGTGTCAAAATGTTTTCAATAGCGGCGTGTTTAAACAAACATTAGATTGCGTTAGAATGCCATTGCAAGTAAACGACTTTGATGAGAAAATTAAACCAACACCAACAGATACACAAATGTATAATCTTAAAGATCCGATACCGCCTAAGACTACAATTTACGAAGCCGATAATTCCGGCGACTATTATGACTTCTAAGGATAATGTAAATGTCAATTGATAAACGTGTATCGGAAAAACAAGCCGCATCCAACGGAATAGGTAACGGTCCTTATCTAGCTAAGGTAGTAAGTCATCTTGACCCTAGTTTTATGAACGGCCTAGAAGTAACTATACTGCGAGACCAAGCCAACGAAATAGGAGAAGACAGTCAAACATATTTTGTAAAATATATGACTCCGTTCTTTGGTAGTACTGCTTATGAATTCATGGGCACTAATACTGGCAATGACGATGCTTTTAACGATACACAAAAAAGCTATGGCATGTGGTTTACACCGCCGGATGTAGGCGGAACCGTAATGGTAATGTTTATTGATGGTAATCCATCAGAGGGATATTGGATAGGATGCATTCCTGGTCGATTTGCTAACAACATGATCCCAGCAATTGGAGCAACTAAAGACATTGATATCAGCCCAGCCGATAAGAAAAAATATGATACTTCCCAACCTTTACCAGTAGCAGAGATCAACAGAAAGGCAACTGATCTTTCTAAAGGTGCAGCGATTGATAAAATTAAAAGACCAGTACATCCTATTGCTGATCGATTCTTAGAACAAGGACTTTTAGAAGATGATGTTAGGGGAGCAACAACTAGTACTTCTAGGAGAGACGTACCAAACATGGTATTTGGTATATCTTCCCCAGGACCGTTAGACAAACGAAGTAATGCTAAAAAATCTTACATAGGAAGAAAACAAAGTAAATCATCAGTTCCTGTACATGTTAGTAGATTAGGCGGGACAACTTTTGTTATGGATGACGGCGACGATAGATATCAACGGGCTACTCCTGCAGGTGGCACTAAAGCTGGCCCTGTAAAATACTTAGATATTTTAGCAGGCGAAAAAGGCGATCCGAATATTCCATATAACGAATATTTTAGAATACGTACTAGAACCGGTCATCAACTATTAATGCACAACAGTGAAGATTTAATTTACATAGGTAATGCTAGAGGAACCACTTGGGTAGAATTAACCAGCAATGGAAAAATAGATATCTATGCAGAAGACAGTATTAGCGTACATACTGAAAATGATTTAAACTTACGTGCAGATAGAGACATCAACATAGAAGCAGGAAGAAATATAAACTTGCGATCTGAAGAAGGCAGACTTCATGCAGATATTGCAACTAATTTAGAAATAGTAGTTGGAGCCAACGGTCTTATAACTACTACCGGAAATGTCGATATAAACACTACAGGAAATAATAAAATTACTTCTGGCGGAACACTTGATATTAAAAGTGGCGGTGCCGCAAAAATTACTGCAGGCGGCGACTTTTCGGTTGGTGCTGCAAATACTACAATTTCAGGCGGAAATATTAATCTTAACGGCCCAGCCGCACCGGATGCTGCTGAAGCAGAATTAACAGAAGTATTAACATTATTCGATAATATTGTTACTAGTTCTAAGGAAAAATGGGACGGCAAAAATAGATACGGAGTAAAAACTCCGTTAGCCAGTATCATGACTCGGGTACCGATGCATGAGCCATGGGCATTGCACGAAAACCAAGCACCAAATTTATTAACTCCGGAATATACGGATAGGGAAGCATAATATGGCAAAATTATATAATCAAAAATCAGTTGCAACTGCGTCAGCATCTGTCGGAACAGTCGGAGTTAAATCATTCAAATATAAAGGATTTAGTTCTACACAAACTAAAACCGGATTTAAGCTGTATGATATTGATCTAGTAAAACAGGATATTATCAATCACTTTTACATACGTAAAGGAGAGAAGTTAGAGAATCCAAATTTTGGCACAGCAATATGGGATTTGCTATTTGAACCGTTTACTGGAGATGTTAAACAATTAATTACTGATGATGTACAGACAATTATCAATTACGATCCACGGATAGGAGTAAATGCAATAATAGTTGACAGCACTGAACAGGGTATACGAATCGAAGCAGAGATAGTGTACTTGCCATTTAATATCAATGAAAGTATGACATTTGATTTTGATCGGCGCAATCTCTCAGTTAACTGACCACATAATTTATTTCAATAAATAGCTTGTAGGATAAAGAGAACACATGACAACGACAACAAGACAAAATAATTTAATTTTAAACGAAGACTGGACTAGAATCTATCAAACGTTTAAAAATGCTGATTTCAAATCGTACGACTTTGAAAATATTCGTCGTGTAATGATTGAATACATCAGAGAAAACTATCCTGAAGATTTTAACGATTACATTGAATCATCCGAATATCTCGCTTTAATCGATGCAATAGCATTCATGGGCCAAAGTCTGTCGTTCCGCATCGACTTAGCTAGTAGAGAAAATTTTATTGAATTAGCAGAAACAAAAGAAAGTGTTCTACGATTAGCTAGAATGATTTCTTACAATTCAAAAAGAAACATACCGTCCACCGGCCTTTTAAAATTTGATACAGTGAGTACTACCGAAAATATTGTAGATAGCAATGGTAGAAATCTAGCGCAACAGGTCATTATTTGGAATGATGCAACAAATCCTAACTGGAATGAACAGTTTTTAAAAGTGTTAAATTCTACAATGACAGATAACACTGAATTTGGTCGTAGTCAGGGAACCGCAGTTATACAAGGAGTGACGACAGATCAATATAGATTTAGAACAGCTTCAACTGATGTGCCAATATATTCTTTTTCTAAGTCTGTGGCCGGAAGAAGTATGAATTTTGAAATAGTAAGTACTTCTTTTAAAAACGCAGAAAGTATATACGAAGAAGATCCGTTCCCGGGAAATCAACTAGGATTTATTTACAAAAATGATAAGAAAGGACCATCTAGTGCAAACAACGGATTTTTCTTGCTTTTTAAACAGGGAAGTTTAGAAGTTGCTGATTTTACAATAGCTATTCCAACAGCCAATGAGATACTATCTATCGATGCTGAGGGAATTAATAATACTGATATTTGGTTGTACCCGTTAGATTCAACAGGAACTCAGCAAGCCAAGTGGAGACAAGTACCGGCATTAACTGGAAATAATATTGCATACAATAGTTTAGTTAATGGAGATAGAAACATTTATGGAACTACTACAAAAGATAACGATAAAGTTGATTTGATATTTGCTGACGGCACGTATGGAAATCTTCCTCAAGGATCTTTTAGAACATATTATAGAGTTAGTAACGGTGTAAGCTATTCTATTGCCCCATCAGAAATGCGCGGCATTACAATAGAAGTTCCTTACCTTAACAAGAAAGGCTCAGCTCATACCTTAACAATAACTATGAGTTTGAAATATACAGTGTCATCGTCTGCTGCGAGCGAAGATATTGATTCAATCCGAGCAAACGCCCCGGCTCAGTATTATACACAGAATAGAATGATTACTGGAGAAGATTATAATCTAGCTCCGTTATCAAGCAGTCAAAATATATTAAAAGTTAAAGCTATTAATAGAATATCTAGTGGAATAAGTAGAAATTTTGATATTATTGATGCGTCTGGCAAGTATTCAAGTGTTGATGTATTTGCTGACGACGGATTAATTTACAAAAATGAAAATGAAATTAATTTAGAATTTAAGTATACCTCAAGGGTTGATGTTTTTAATTTTATTAAACAAAAATTAGAACCTTATTTTTCTAAGTCTGATCTTTATAATTTTTACCTATCAAAATACTCAAAGATATTGTTTATTGATGATAATACTAGATGGAATAAAATTACCGAGGACACAAACTTATCAACTGGATATTTTATTAACGAAGTAGACTCTGCCCTACTGAATACAGGCAATTATACAAACAATACATTAAAATATCTCAGTAGCAATTCGTTAATTAAATTTGTTCCAATTCCTGGATATGTGTTTGACAAAAATAACAATATGGTTATTTCTAGCTCGGTTCCAAGCAGAGAACAAAAAACATACATTTGGACCAAAGTAATACAAATAGTAGGTGACGGTACCAACGCTGGTAGAGGAGTACTTTCAACAGGGCGAGGCCCGGTATACCTAAGTGAAAAGATTCCAACAGGTGCAATTGCCTCTAGGATTATTCCTAAATTTGTTTCTAATCTATCAGACACTTTAGAAAATCAAATAACAAATTTAGTTTTTTCTAATACAAACTTTGGATTAAGATACGACAATGTTGAAACTTCTTGGAAAATTATTAATGCGGCAAACCTTAATATTATTGATGATTTCTCATTAGGAAAAACGGGCGATAGTACCGGAAGTAATCTTGACTCGTCATGGATAGTTTCTTTTACAAAAGATGTTGATCGTTATGTTGTAAAAATTCGAACACTAGAACTTATTTTTAGCAGCATTAGAAAAAATAGATTTTATTTTGATCCGAATGCAAAAGTTTACGATAGTAGAACAAATAAAACAATCAAAGATTTAATTAAAGTGTTAGGCATCAATGTAGAAGCTGGATCGGGCAACGCACTAAACAATGATGTAACTTTTGAAATCAGCGATTCAATTATGTACGAAGATGGATACAGAAGTACTAACGAAATTAAGATTGCCTTTGCTGACAGCGATGACGACGGAGTAATTGACGATCCTGAAGAATTTGTTAGAATTGTTGGAGAAGATAGTTTATTAAATTATGTTTTCTTTGAAAAGATTAGAGATACATCTGGCAGCTATCTATTTCAATATTACGATAATTCTCAAAATACTATATTATTAGTTGAAAAGGAAACATCTGTTAGTACGAATTCTTATGCTGACGGACAGCTAATTTATTTTTGGGCAATTGACGAAGCAGTGGTAAAACAAGTTAATAAGTCTTCAAACACATTTGACATTAATAGTAATTATCGTGCCAATATTGGACTTTCTGGACTCAAATTTCAATATATACACAATGCAAACGTTGATCGCAGAATTGACCCCAGTGTAAGTAATATTATAGATGTGTATCTAATAACAAAATCTTATAACACTGATTTTAGAAATTGGCTAAGTGGTGCAATCCCAACACAGCCGGTCGCACCAACAACTGACAGTCTTCGTATTTCATTCGGCGAGAATCTAAATGCGATCAAATCCATTAGTGACGAAATAATATATCATCCGGCACAATACAGAATATTGTTTGGTAAGTACGCAGACGATAAGTTTCAAGCAACTTTTAAAGTAGTAAAAAATTCTACAAGCACATTAAATGACAACGACCTTAAAGTCAAAGTGATTAATGCAATCAACTTGTTCTTTGATATAAACAATTGGGATTTTGGAGATAAGTTTTATGTATCAGAAATGATTACATATGTTATTAATACAGCGTCTCCGGATATTTCAAATATGGCAATGGTGCCCGTACAACCTGGTCAAATATTCGGTAGTCTTTTTGAGATTCAATGTTCCCAGGATGAAATTTTTGTCAGCGGAGCAACTGTAGATAATGTAAGTATTGTAACTTCGTTATCAGCGGCAGAATTGAATATTAATCCTAATCAAATAGTATCAACAACGGTATAATAGAATGTCAGATAAAACATATCCTAAAAGCGGTTTACCAATAAGAAGCACTGCAGATTTTCTACCTCAGATTTTTAAGTCTGATACAAATAATAAATTCTTGTCTGCAACATTAGATGCTTTAATACAGCCAGGAACTTTAGAAAAAACTGTTGGCTATGTAGGAAAGCGTTACGGTAAAACATTTAACGGAAAGGATGTTTATTTAGATACAGATCAAACATTAAGAAGTAGATATCAATTAGAACCCGGAGTAGTGCGCTTTAAAGATCAAAAAATTGAAGACTTTTATGACTATCTTGATTTTAAAAATATATTAAAATTCTTTGGTAACGACGACGGTCGAGACAACCTAATAACAGACCAAGAACATTATTCGTGGAACCCGCCAATCGATTGGGACAAATTTGTTAATTATAGAGAATACTACTGGGTTCCATCGGGCCCGTCCTCTATTGCTATTTCTGGACAGACCCAGTCTATTACAAGTACCTACCGAGTAAAATTAGGATTAACTAACTCCTATATTTTTACTCCTGACGGGTTATCAAATAATCCTGGCATTAAATTATATAGAGGACAAACTTATAAATTTATAATCAATGCTCCTAACAATGGTATGTATATTAGACGAAATTATGATACTGGTTCATTGTTATATAATCCTGATCTAGGATATACTACAGGCCAGTATACTGTGTTTAACGGTGTTCTATGGAAAGCGTTAAGTAATATTCCTAGTGGTGACGGCAGCACAATTGACAAGGATTCTCAAGATTGGGAATATGTTGAAGAAGTAACATCATTAGCGGCCCTCGACTATAACAACGGTGTAACAAATAACGGAATAGCCAACGGAACACTGACTTTTGAAGTCCCATTTGATGCACCTGATGTATTATACTACCAGAGTCAAACAGATTCAGATCGCTTTGGTAGATTTATTATTGCGGATATAGAGTCAAATACTAAAATTAATGTGACTTCTGAGATCATTGGAAAATCATCATATACCAGTAGTAACGGTATTACACTGTCAAATGGAATGACTATTGAATTTTTAGGAGAAGTAACACCTTCTATCTATCAAACAGGAACTTGGCTAGTTGAAGGTGTTGGAAAAAATATATCATTAACACTATTTGATGACCTAGTTGTTCCTAAATTAAGTTTAACGGTACCTGACGTTTTATTTGATAATGACGGATTTGATACCGTACCATTTGATGACGCCACTGCATATGCAGCAACAAAAGACTATATTACTATTGCTAAAAGTAGTAAGGATAAAAATCCGTGGAGCAGATACAATCGCTGGTTTCATAGGTCAGTACTAGAAGCAGCTAGCGGATTGTCTGGCGCAGAATTCACCGCACCGGAATCTGCAAGAGCCAAAAGACCAATTATAGAATTTCTTCCTAATTTAAAATTATATAATAATGGCGGAGTGGCCAAAGCCACTGTAGATTTTATTGATACATTTACGGTTGATGTATTTTCAACAATTGAAGGAAGTCAAGGTTACAGTGTCGACGGCGAGCAATTGTTTGAGGGTGCCCGTATATTAGTAGTTGCTGATACCGACACACTGGCCAATAATAAAATATATCAAATAAACTTTATTACGCATAACGGAGTAAGACAAATTAGATTGACGACAATTGACGACACTGATTCGATTATTGGAGAAACTGTCCTTATACGTAGGGGAAATCAAAATCAAGGAAAAATGTTTTGGTTTGATGGCAGTAACTGGATTAAGTCTCAAGAAAAAACAGGAGTTAATCAGCCACCGCTTTTTGATGTGTTTGACAATACTAGTATTAGTTTTGCCGATGCTATTAAATATCCAGTTTCTACATTTGTTGGTTCTAAATTGCTCAGTTATAAAACCGGCACCGGAACAATAGATACTGAATTAGGAATCCCATTAAGTTATCTTAATATTAATAATGTGGGCGACATACAATTTAATTTTGATTGGGATATAGAATCTTTCCAATATAAAGAAAATATAACGTCTGCTTCTCTTCCAATAAATTCTGGATTTTACTATTTTTCCGATATCGAAGAATACCAAAACGGATGGGTTAAAACAAATAACAAATATATTGCTCCAATTTTAGATTCTACTATATTAGATAGAAATACTAATATTTTAATATTAAATTCTGTAGACTGGGATATATTTGATACACGACCGCTGAAAGAATTGTATTTCTTTGTAAACGGTGCCAAAAAGAATTTAACATACACAAGAATAGGAAAACAGTTTACGTTTTCAAATACCTTTACAAAAGGGGACGCAGTCACAGTAAAAATATTTACTGATATTGAACCAGACCAGGGGTATTACGAAATTCCTCCCGGCCTTGAAAAAAATCCTTTTAACGAAGATATAGCAACTTTTACCTTAGGCCAAGCAGTTGATCATGCAAATACTGGCCTAGAGTTTAGTCAAGAGTTTAAGGGCGCATACCCAGGAGTCAGTAATCTAAGAGACATAGATGGATTCCAACAGTACACTAAGAGATTTTTAAAGCATGCTGGTATCGCCCCACTTGTCATTGCTACATTAGTTGACAAAAATATTAACTTGATAAAATCTATCAAGTTTGCCAAAAACACATATAGTGAATTTAAAAATAATTTTCTTACATTGGCTGAAGAGTTATATTATGATCAGGAGCCCGTTGAGTTTGTTGATTTAATTTTAGAAGAACTAACTAAATCTAAAACTGTAGACAATGCATTTGCTAAATCAGACATGATAGGTAATGGAGCATTTTCTAGTATCGAATACGAAGTTGAAGATGTTGGAATAACTGTTTTTGCATTGTCACAGAAATTTAATTTATTAGAACCAAGTAGCCGTGCAGTATATGTTTACTTAAATAATATTCAATTGTTAGTTAATAGTGATTACACATTTAATGAATTATTGGGTTATGTAAACTTATCAGTTACATTAGCAGAAGGCGATCAGATTCAAATTAGAGAATATGCATCGACTGATGCTAATTACATTCCCCCTACTCCTACAAAGTTAGGATTATTTAAAAAATATGTTCCAATAAAATACCTAGACGACACTTATCGAGATCCGAGATACGTTATACAATGTCACGACGGTAGCAGAATTGCTGCCTACAATGATTACAGAGATGATTTAATTTTAGAATTAGAAAAACGAATCTTTAATAATATTAAAACAGAATACAACGAAAAGTTATTTGATAACGATTTATACTTTGGCGGATATTATCAAAATGCTGAATGGAAATACAACGAGTATACTCCGCTAGTCTCAAAAGATTTCTTAAGATGGGTTTCTGATACAAATTTAAATTATATAAACAACGTTTATTTTAACGAACAAGATCCATTTACATATTCTTACAGCACTATGTCTGATCCTACAGGATCAGAAAACTTACCAGGCTGGTGGAGAGGTGTTTA